CGAAATGACTGCCAATGTTGTAACATGCACACGACCAAAAATTAGTTGGTCAGAAGCAGAATTACACTCGTACAATTCTGTAGCGTGGATTCAAGGTAAGCATACATTTGATATGATCGAAATTACATTACGTGATGATATCACTAATGCAGTTATTTCGTCAGTTGGCGCACAAGTACAGAAGCAGATGAATCACTTCGAACAAACAAGTGCAGTAGCAGGTATCAATTACAAGTTTGCAATGGAAATTCATTCGCTCGACGGCACCAATAATGAACAACTTGAGTCATGGGTTCTCGACGGATGCTGGTTGCATGATGCAGCATACGGTGATGGCGATTACGCAAGTGGTGATCCAAATATCGTTACACTAACAATTCGTTTCGATAACGCAACAAACGTTTCGGGACCAAATACAAACGACGGAACAACAGTCGGCGGAAACCCATATCCAGATATTGCCAGCCCAACTGGTGGTACTACATTCGCTTAATCGCGGATTTTTGGAGGTGGCTTAGTGCCTAGCTTCTCGAGTTTATTCACATCGCTGACAGGGCTCGGGTTCTTCTATGAGAAGAGCTCGCGCCATGCTACCTATAATTTTAATCAAGATGGGCAGGCTCTATATAGAAATCAACCAAGATTTCCGTTCGAGTATTACATTAACATAAATCTCAACAATGTAGGAACTGCAGGACAATATATTTCTGATTATTTCAATAATCCTAGCTGGGCACAAATTGCACCATTGGTTAAGTCTATTGAAATGCCTTCAATGAAAATTGAGACAACTCCCTTAAATCAATATAACAGAAAAAGACTCAGCCAGACTAAGATTGCTTTTGAACCGGTAAAAGTTGTATTTCATGATGTGGCCGATGGTAAGACATTAAAGTTTTGGGAAATGTATTATAGGTACTATTTTGCTGATGGCACCGAACCGGGAATGAATGAGGCTAAGCAGACACAGCAACCAAATAAAACATATTCGGTTGAAAGTCTAATACATAACATAACACCGTCGTTGAATCCAAATATTGCTAATTTACCTGCTAGTGTAAGAAATTTATTTCAGAGTAATGCCCCGACAGGTAGAAATTCACCGACAAATACTGTAGGTCTAAAAGCTGCATTACAGAATATAGTATCGGATACTATCGATAATCACAAGTTTGGTTTTAATTTACCTACCGTTCAGAATATCAGGAATTTAATTCAAACAATCGACATTTATCAGGTGCATGGTGGAAGATTCAACCAGGTAACCCTAGTAAATCCTAGAATTTCAGCGTTTACCCACGATGTCCTAAATTATGCCGGGGTCGATAAGACGCTTGAATTAACATTTACATTTGAGTATGAATATGCATATTATACAATTCAAAATATGCAATTAACTAATCAGGCTAAGAATACCGGTGGAGAAACAAATAATAATTCATCCATTGAGCCGTTTACCCATGGAGAGTTCCTGGAACTGCCGGCTTTAGCATTTAATACCACACTAATGGACTTTGTTGAATCCAATAATCCATTATTGCAATCCGATAATCCCATCCTGCAGAGAATTGGTAAGAACACCCAGGCTGCTCTTGGCGGAGTCACTGGATCTTTTCTTTCTGACAAGGTTGTTAGAAGAGTTAGTGCCAGTGCATTGGATGGATTGGCAAAGATATCTCCGACTCCTTATAATCCTACAACAGCGGCCGCAATAGTAACTAGACCATTTAACTCGGCAGCCAAGAAACTTTCTACAGCATATAAGGATATGAATAGAATCGGGGGTAATCCGGGTGGCTAATTCAAATATTCCATCTATCGGTCGTTCAAGCTCGCAGATGCTTACCTACTTTGGTACGCAGAAGACTGTTAGATCTGTAAATGGTAATCCTACCAATACATTCAAATATGCAACTGGACCCACCACATTTCCTAGTGCCGGTTCGGTATCACAGGCATTCTTGGGAGGCGGTGTAGTTGGTAATTATTCATCAACTACCTACAACACGACAAGGTGTTATTTCTTGTCTCGTGGAGCTAGTACCGTATATGCTGATGCAATGTCGGCATTAACAATAGATATGGCTAACGTTTTAGGCATTTCCACGCAAGCCCTGTTAGAACAATCAGAGGTAGCGGGCAAGCTAGTCTTTACGGCCGATGGTTATAGATCCTTTAATATTCTTAGAGATCCCGGAAACCAGATAGGTGTTGTGACAACTGTTGACAACAGATACAGCTTGCAGGCACGCCAGATAAGGTCTTAAATGCGCTCTTATGTTCAAGGACAATACAAACCTGTAAATCCTAGCAAGTATGTAGGAACCTATCCTATAATATTCCGATCGTCCTGGGAATTCAAAGTAATGCAAATGTTTGATGTAAATCCAAACATTATGAGCTGGGCAAGTGAATCCCTTAAAATCCCCTACCAGAATCCCTTTACCGGTAAATATACCGTGTATGTGCCTGATTTTGTGGTAACTTATGTTGACGCTAAAGGTAATCAGAGAGCAGAGATTATTGAGGTAAAGCCAGCCAAGGAGACGTTCTTAGAACAAGCAAAGTCTCAAAAGGCTAAGGCAGCGGTCGCATTGAATACCTTTAAATGGGCAGCGGCACAAGCGTTTGCTAGAAATCATGGCATGACATTTAGGGTTATGAATGAAGGAAATATATTCAATAATCCGAAAGGGAAGGCTTAATGACGAAGAAAATGGAAGAATTTTTTAATCTACCCACTAGTGATAAACCGGTGGTAGAAGAAGAATCACCATCGAAAACTAGGGAAGAGCTAATGGTCGAAGCTAAAGAAATTTATTCATCACTCACCACAGCAGAGAAAGTCGATTTCGCACTCCCTACAGTGGTGGGGCTGGATATGCATGATAGCGAGATGGATTCGATTGCTGCAAAAGCAGTTAAGACGTTTGAAGATCTAATTGTACTCGGTGGAAACGTTCCCGATCTGCATGCAGGTAAGATTTACGAAGTTGCGGGACAGATGCTCAAAACTGCCCTCGAAGCCAAGAATGCAAAAGCCGAAAGAAAGCTTAAAATGATTGACTTGCAATTGAAGAAGGTTCGAGCAGAACAGGTTGATTTAGATCAGGGAAACGGCGAAAGAAAACATGCAGGTGGCGGAGAATTTGATAGAAATGAACTCCTAAAATATATAGTGTCCGCTAAATTAGAAAACTCTGATAAATAGTCGTAACACTGGAGTCACTATATGGCAGAAAAGAAATCTTTTATATCTTATGTAGCAGAAACTAAGACAGATTATAATTATGTCTTGAAATTTGCCGTACATGAAATGCCCGACGGCACAATTGACATGTTAGAAGCATGTCTAAAGAAGTACGACTTAAAGTCCGCATCGGCATTTAGAAAAACTCCAATTCAGGAAAGTCCGTTAGATTTCCCTAATGTAAAGAATACACCAGTATTCATCTGTGATTTAACATTAGGGTATCCGGGTTCGTTAGATTTTCTTAGAATCTATATTTGTAACAATCTCGGAATTTCACCAGCGCAATTAGCAGTATATTCGGACAATGATCCTCGTCAGATTGAAACAGATTTGTATCTAGATAGAAATTCTGAAGAATTCAAGAAGAAGTATAAAACTCGTCTTGGTAGTGATCACGAGGCTACTGAAGTTCCGGCATACGGCGAAAAATACAATACAGATTTCCTTAAGGAACTTGCAAAGGTTAGTAAGGAACGAGTAGTAACAACTGTTGAAAATCCGCTAAGTCCAAAGGAGACAACTGATCACTCGACACTTCCTAAAGGATATGACAGTTTCAATGATCCAAAGAATTTAAAGAAAGACGACGTAGGGTTCTTCGGTCGCATTAAGAAACCTAACTTGTTAAAGGTAGGTATGCTATGAAAGATATGAGACAATTATTAAATCTTATGGAAGGTGTAATGGCTATTCCAGGAATAAACCAAGCAACGGCTGCCGCTGCACCGGCCGGCGCCTCACAATCTTCCGTTGCTACAGCTTCAAAGGCTGCACGTGGACAGAACTATGCTGCATTTGATGCAGCAATGGCAACACAAGGAAATCAGGCCCCTAAAGAAGAAAATTTTATGGCAGAAAAGGCACCTCCGGGAATGGAAGATGTCG